ACAAACAATGCGGTTTTCTTTGGGTCTACAGCGGATCTCCAGAAATTTCTCAAAAATAATGGAGATTCTAAATAGATAGAGGAGATACTTACCTAGTATGACTAAACCAAAGAAGTGTCCCGCAGGAAAGTATTGGTGTTTCACCGATAAAAAGTGTAAAAAAATTCCTAAGGGATATCATGTCATGGGTGGTGGCAGACTCATGAAAGACGAAGATCATGAAGATGGCGAGAATAAGAACGGTGGCTCCAACGGCAACGGAGATGGTGGCGGGGTGAGCGAAAATACTATATTGGAAAAACGTGATGGTAAGTCAGCCAAGGACAAGGGTTATTCCCTTCGTGATTGGTTCAAAGGCGGTGGTTGGAAACAAACGGGTGGTAAGTATGACGGCAAACCCTGTGCAAGACAACCAGGTCAAAAGACCAAACCATTCTGTCGCGATGCGGATGATCGAGCCGCAATGAGTAAAGACGAAAGAAATAGAAGAGCTGCTAAAAAACGTAGAGAAGATCCAAATCCCGATAGAAAAGGAAAAGCAAAAATGGTAACTGATTCATACGATTTTTCAAACTGGAGAGACGAATTCAAAGCACTTGAATTTGAAACCGTTGACATTATTGGTACAGAACCATTGAAACCAACCGAGGGTCTTGGAAGTAAGATGCTTGATGAGAAGTGTTGGAAAGGTTATGAGAAAAAAGGTATGAAGACTATGTTTGGTAAGAGATATCCAAACTGTGTTAAAAAAACTAGGAGTGAAGGCGTTCTTGATGATGCTCTTGAAGCTGATAAAAGAATGGGAGAATTGCATAAGAAAGTTGACAAAGATGTTAAACGAATGAAAAAGGGTAAGAAGTTCAAAGAAGAATTTGAAACATGCCCAGTATGTGGTAATGATCCATGTCAATGTTTAGAAGGCAACTTGGAAGAGATGGCTACAGAAAAAGACATCAATAAAAAACTTCAAAAGAAAGTCAACTCTAAAGATTTAAATCCTGCAGAGTATATTAAAAATACAAGACTAATGCCTGGTTCTGGTATTCCTAAAAAATTACCAGAAGAAAAGAAAGATCCTTGTTGGGATACTCACAAACAAGTGGGTATGAAGAAAAAGAATGGAAGAATGGTTCCTAATTGCGTACCCAAAGAAGAAACCTATTCTGATTGGAGAAGTGAAATCTTTGAAGGTGATGGCGATCATGAGTATGAAATGGCACGTCGTCAATTAGCAACTATCAAGAATGCAGTTTCTCGTCTTGAGAAAAAGATGGGTGAAACTGGAGAGGGTGAACTCAAAGCATGGGTTCAGGCAAAACTTACCAGATCTGCAGACGATATTGATACAGTTGCAGATTATGTAACCAATGAAGAGACTATTCAGGAAGGAGAAAAAGACGCTTGTTATCATAAGGTCAAATCTCGTTATTCTGTATGGCCCTCTGCATATGCATCTGGAGCACTAGTCAAGTGTCGTAAAGTTGGCGCTAAGAACTGGGGTAATAAAAGTAAAACCAAAAAAGAGGAAGTCCAGTATCTGAATACTGAAGACTATCAAAGGATACAGGAATATGGTAACGTTTACACTATAATAGTGTTATGGAGAGGTAAGTCCCATCGCTTGCAACTTTTCTTCCAGGGTACGGCAAGACCTTCCCGTGATGAAGTTAAGAACGAAGTAGAAAAGATTTACCCAGGTGGAATGGTGAGTTACTACTTCCCTAGCGCCACCGATCCAGGTAAACCAATTATTGTTTCTACAAGGAGTTAATCATGCAAGACGACATCGAACTTTCAAACTTGACCAAAGCACTTGAGTACGAACGTCAATCTAGAGAGATTGATAAGATGACTCTAACTGAAGCGAGAGAGTTCGCAAAGTCTTATTTAAAACTCTACTTTAAACAACAGGAAGTAATAGGTTCTATAGCAAACATGTGATTTTATGAGTGACGTATATCTTGGTAATCCTAATCTAAAAAAAGCAAATACACCGATTGAATTTACAGAGGAACAGGTTATTGAGTTCCTCAAGTGTAAAGAAGATCCCGTTTATTTCGCGAACAATTATATCAAGATTGTTTCACTAGACGAAGGTTTAACACAATTTCATCCATATCATTTCCAAGAGAAACTGATTAATCGATTTCATGAGAATCGATTTAATATCTGTAAGATGCCACGACAGACTGGTAAGTCTACCACCGTGGTGTCTTATCTTTTGCACTATGCAGTTTTCAACGATAGTGTCAACATTGGTATTCTCGCAAACAAAGCGGCAACCGCAAGAGAACTTCTCGGAAGGTTACAAACTGCATACGAGAACTTACCTAAATGGATGCAACAGGGTATTATAGCCTGGAACAAAGGATCGATGGAGTTGGAAAATGGCAGTAAGATATTGGCAGCTTCTACGTCTGCAAGTGCTGTCCGAGGTATGTCATTCAACGTCCTCTTTCTCGACGAGTTCGCGTTCGTCCCAAATCACGTTGCTGATGACTTCTTTGCCTCTGTTTATCCTACTATTACTTCTGGTAAAAACACCAAAGTAATCATCGTATCTACCCCACACGGTATGAATCACTTCTACCGTATGTGGCATGATGCGGAAAAGAGTAAGAACGATTATATTCCAACTGATGTTCACTGGTCTGAAGTCCCTGGTAGGGATTTAGAGTGGAAAGAACAAACAATTAAGAACACATCTGAACAACAGTTCAAAATCGAGTTTGAGTGCGAGTTCTTAGGATCTATTGATACTTTGATTACCGCAGCGAAATTAAAGTCTCTTGTTTATGATGATCCAATCAAAAGAAATGCAGGATTGGATATCTATGAAGAACCAAAAGAAGATCACACATATGTTGTTACCGTTGACGTTGCAAGAGGTGTAGAAAAAGACTACTCTGCATTTTGTGTATGTGACACAACGTCATTTCCCTATAGATTAGTTGCTAAGTATAGAAATAATACGATCAAACCAATCTTGTTTCCGAACATCATCAGAGATGTATCGAAGGCATATAATCAGGCATTCATATTAGTAGAAGTTAATGATATTGGAGATCAAGTAGCATCCATCATTCATATGGACTTGGAGTATGACAATATACTCATGTGTTCTATGAGAGGTCGTGCAGGTCAAGTGGTTGGTCAGGGATTCTCAGGCAAGAAGACACAATTGGGTGTCAAGATGTCCAAGACCGTAAAGAAGATTGGATCTCTAAATCTAAAAGCACTGATTGAGGATGATAAGTTACTTGTATCTGATCTAGATGTAATCAGTGAATTAACCACATTCATTCAAAAGTCAGGTTCATTTGAGGCAGAAGAAGGTTGTAACGATGACCTTGCAATGTGTCTTGTTATATTTGCATGGTTAGTCCAACAGGACTACTTCAAAGAAATGACGGACAACGATGTTCGTAAAAAAATATATGAAGACCAAAGAGATCAAATCGAAGCTGACATGGCACCATTTGGATTTATCAGCGATGGTTTGGATGATGAAGGAACTATCGTAGAAAATGATGGAACAATATGGAAGACAGATGAATATGGTGATATGTCATATATGTGGGAGTACCACTAATGACTTTTGAAGAGTCATTTGAATTAGAACACTTGTTTCTCAATGAAAGAAAGTGTAGATCTTGCGGCAAAACAAAAAATTTATTGAATGATTTTTATCTAACAAGAAAAGATCGAGGTACTCTACCGTCTGCATATTCTTATGAGTGTAAAGAGTGTACAGTAAAAAGAATTAAAATATCAAGAACTAAAAATAAACAAGTTTACTGGGAGTATCCTGATTGGTAGGGTGTTCATGCACTGTTTCCCCATTTGAAGCATCCAAATTTCTAAATAGTTTCAGTCATATGAATCTTCTTTAGAGGGGAAAGACATGTCGCTAAACTTAGTATCACCAGGCGTAAAAGTTAGAGAAGTTGATCTTACTGTAGGCAGAATTGATGCAGTAAACGATCAGGTGGGAGCAATTGCAGGTCCTTTTGCCAGAGGTCCAATCGGAGAACCTGTACTGGTGGAAACAGAACAAGACCTC